CTTTACACAAACACACAAAAGGAAAACACACATGAACAACAAAAAGAATTTTTTTGATCTTACAGAACCTTCTAATTGTATTTTGAAACTAGTACATCCTACTATAGGTGACACTGGTGCTACATTAACACTCATCCCTCCTACAAGTCAGACCTATGTTGACCGTTTGACAATTATAAATGCTCAAAAACTACGTGAAGCTCCGGATCAGTTTAAGAAAGAAATTGAAAAAGAGATTGGTCCTGATAATGTAAAAGATTTTACATCTATGACTGACCAAGAATGGTTAGACTTTATGAAGAACACTACTAAGTGGGAAGCCAGAGAAATTGCGGCAGTTGTAGAGGACTGGTCAGAAGAGTTTGGAGAACCATTTAATAGAGAAAAACTGGTTGAAATGTTGATGGATTCCAACTATTCTTGGATAAAAATGGCCATTTATCAAAAAATGAAGGATGATAGTGCTTTTTTTTTGAATGGAAAGACAGACTAATTTCAATAATAGAATTACAGGTAAAAGCTGCTAAGACTGAGGGAAGTACCTCAGTCTACAACCATTTTAAAAAATTAGAATCGATGTATGATAAACTTGATGAAAATTTCAAGAAGATCGTAGATCAAAAGAGAAAAGAGTTTTCCGAATTGGAGACTAACCCACCATTTATATTGCAAAACGTTTGGTACGCGTTTTGGGAATTACGTAATACTAAGTCTTTGGAACATCCTATTAATCATACAGACATAAGAAGCTACAAAGAGCTTATGAACTATCAAATAAATAAATGGGAAGTTCGTCAGATTTTAGAATGGGACGCGACTTACTACAAGTGTTACAAACAACATAAAGAGAACTAATAATGGCTTCAGAATTTATTACAAAAATCAAATACAAGGTTGACTCTTCTGATCTTAAAGAAGCTAGAAACGAGCTTAGTAAGACAAACACAGAGTTTAACAAAACTGAAGGATCATCTGCCGGTGCAGGAAATTCTTTGTCTAAGGTATTTGCAATAGCCAAAACTGCAGCTATAGGATTGGCTGCTGTTGGTACTGCGGCATTTGCCGCAGCAAATTCTGTGAGGAAAGAGTTTTCTAATATCCAGCAGATCAACGATCTTTCTGACTTTACTGGTGCTGCCGTAGATAAACTGGCAGATTTAGAAGCACGTTCAAAATTAGTTGGTTTTGAATTTGAAAATCTTACAGCAGTTATAATAAAACAGCAAGAACAGATAGGAGAAGGATCAGAAATATTTGAAAAGCTTGGTATTAGTGTTGAAAGATTGTCTCAACTCGATCCAGCACAGGCATTTCAAGAAATTGTAAACGCAATTAACGATGTTGAAGATACGTCTATACGTTCAAGAGCTATAACACAATTGATAGGTGAGTCTGAAATTAATGCACTAAAACTTGGTGGTTCTTTGGCTGAAGTTAATGAACAGTTAAAACAAGCTAGAGCAGGCGGATTTATAGTTGGAGAAGATGATGTTGAAAGGGCAAGGCGTTTAGATCAACTCACAAACGAGATTACAGCAGGCTGGGCCGCTGTTCGTAGACAACTTGCTTTGTCGTTTGGTCCAGCTCTAGTTGCAACATTTGAAAAGATTGTTTCCGCCATAGAAAGAATTTCTTCTGTTTCTGGTATAGAACTTGTAGAAAGAGAAATAGATAGTGCAACAAGAGCGTATAACGATCTTGTAGAGGCACAGTCTAGAGGTGAACAAGTATCTGAAAAACAGTTACAACTTGCTGCTGAAAGAATTGTGATATTAGACAGAGAGAGGGCACTATTAAACGAGTTGGAAGAGCAGGAGGCCAGAAGAAGCGAGATAGCAGAAATTCCGGGAAATATGGGTATATCTAATATAAATGCCCAAATTGAGGGAAGAAAAGAAATTTCCCAACTTAGTGAGAGACAGGCTGCTATAGAACAAGAGCTTTTAACAATTTCAGACCAAAAGACAGCCAACGAAATAGAATTTCTTACTGTTAGTCAAAACATTACAGATACTAGGATAGAGCAAGAAGCGAGAACAATTTCTAACAACAAGGCTCTAGAAAGATCTGTAGAACTTAACGATCAAGCATATGAAAATATAAAGAAGTATGTAGAAGAACTGAGTAGACAGGAAGAGTTTTTCGCACGAATAAACACAGAGATTGATTTACAGAAAACGGCCTTCGAACAAATATCTTCTGGTAGAATACGTTCTCAAGAAGAATTAAATTCTTTCTTAGAAAATGAGAGAGAAATTCAACGATTAATAAACGAAAGTAAATCTATTGGTATAGAACTTACAAAACAAGAAGCCGAAGAAATGGTAAACGTCAGGAGAGAGCAAGAAAACACCAACAGAGAGACTCTAAGAAGGGCTGAAGCGTTAAGGGATATTAGAGAAAATCTTATTACTGGATTGGGCCAAGAACTTGGTGATCAAATAGCAGAAGGTCTTCGTACAGGAGAACTTAACTTTAAACAGTTTGCAGCTAATGTTGTTGAAATTCTTCTTCGATCAGGAATAGATTCTGTTGTACAAAGTCTATTGAATCCACAATCTTCAGGATCACAGGGTGCTGGAAACGCTATAGCATCTTTTTTCGCTAACCTTTTTGGTGGTGGACAAGCCAAGGGTGGTGCGTGGAATGACGGTACTCAATTCTTTGCCAAGGGTGGTGTGGTAAACGCTACCACGGCCTTTGGAATGTCTAACAATAAGATTGGTGTCATGGGCGAAGCAGGACCCGAAGCAATTCTTCCTCTCACAAGGACACCAAACGGGGACTTAGGTGTGAAAAGTGTTGGTGGTGGTTCTGGTTCTATAGTGGCTCAGACAAACATTAATGTTACAGTTAATGCTTCTTCCGATCAACCGGAAGCTATAGGTGAAGAAACAGCCAAGGCGATTGATCGCTTAGTTACTAATACGGTAAAAAGAACACTATACAACGAAACAAGATCAGGTAATTCTTTAAATAGAGGATTTTAATAAATGAGCGCACTACCATTACCAGAAAAAATATCACAAAACTCAAGTAGAACAATAAACCAAAACACTATCACTGTCAGATTTAGAGACGGGGCAGAACAGAGAGCGGTTTGGGGTATTAATGATATGACCGATGAATGGTCTATAGTTTATGACAATATAAGTCTTGTAGATAGAAACACAGTTATATCTTTCATAGAGACTGTAGGATATGTACAGGCTTTTACATGGACTCCGCCTAATGAATCTACAGCCAGATCGTTTGTGATAGATTCTGCCCCAAACGAATCCAATGTTGGAAACAGATACACTGTTTCTTTTAGAATTAGAGAGGTATATGCATAATGTCTGATATAAAAGAACAGTCCAAACAAACTTATGTTGGTGAAATTTTTGAAGGTTATGAAATTGATCTAACCCCATTGGGCACTAGTCAAGTATTTCATCTGTCCTCTACGATAAGACAACCAACATCTTGGAGAGGTAAAATTTATCAACCATTCCCGGTGTTGGCAGAAGGGTTTGTAGAAGAAAAAAACAGTGCCCCTTCTAGAATAAATCTTACGGTATCCAATGTGAATAAAACTTTAATGCAACAGGTAGCACAATATGACGATTTGGTGGGTGCTAATGTAACTATATGGAGAACTTATAAGAATTTTCTAGATGGAGAAGTAGATGCTGATCCTAACCAACACTTTCCTACTAGAAGTTACGTTATAATACAGAAACAACTTATGAACGAAAGTATAATAACTTTTCTTTTGTCATCTAAAATGGACAGACCGGGTTTGCGTCTGCCCAGAAGACAAATTCTTAGAGAAGATCTTGGTGAAAGGTCTCTTTATGCTCCGGGTGTGTCTAGATTACGTAACTTTTAACTAAAAAATCAATATTTACATAAATATTATTACAACACACACATAAACATAAGGTACGATGAAATACAATTTAGATGTATTAAAAGAAGATATTTGTGCTTACGTCTTAAAGAAATATCCTGAAGAAGCTGTTCTTGGTATAAAGAACCAAAATATAATATATTATGAAAACATTCATGAAAATCCAGTAGAACATTTTCGTATTGACCCCATCAAATTTAACCAAAATATTCCGGATATTTTGATACATTCACATACTTCCAATCAACTTTCTTTGAAATACAGAAGTAATGTTGACCCAAGAACACCAAGTTTAAAAGACATGCAAACTCAAGACTCATTACAAATACCATTTGGTATATTAAGTAGTGATGGTGAGAATTGTAGCGATATTGTTGTTTTTCCTGACAATGATCATCCACTTATTGGTAGACCTTATATTCATGGAGTTTATGATTGTTACACCATAATACAATCCTTCTATTGGCAGAAATTTGGTATAGAACTTATGAGTGTTCCAAGAGAATACATGTGGTGGAACGATGGTGGAGTTAACTTATATGATAAATATTACCAGTCGGCAGGGTTTTTTGAGGTTTCCGAAGATGAACTTAGGTATGGTGACATGATACTGATAAGCATTTCTTCGACAGAAAACAACCATGGTGCTGTATATATCGGAGACAACAAGATATTACAGCATATGGATAAAAGACTATCCCAAGAATATAGTTTTTCAAGATGGAGAAACTCGATGACAAAATTTTTAAGACACAAGGAAGTTAAAAACCATGCAACATAAAAGAAGAACAATACATCTCTATGGCAAACTAAAGCAAATGTGCGGAGGAAACGATACAGTTGTAATTTCTGGTAACGATATTAGAACTTTGGTTTCTGGTCTTATTTCCAATTATGGTCATAAGATTAAAAGACATATAAGAGAAAATGAATGGCTTGTTAAGATAAAACAAAAAGACGGTGACCATTTTCTTACGGAACAAACATTAGATTGGAATATGGGTTCTTCTAATGAAGTTCACCTTATACCTTCTGTAGAAGGATCTGGTAGGGTTGGACAGATTATAGGAGGCATAGCTCTAATTGCAGGTGGAATTGCCTTGACGGTCTTTACCGGAGGCGGTGCAGCATTTTTGTTCGGTTCTGCAGCTTTGACTGGTGCAGTTGGTTCTGCTGTTGGTGGTGCATTAATAGGAGCAGGAATAAGTCTTACGATAGGTGGATTATTTCCTCCTTCCTCTCCGCAGATAAGAGAACAAGCAGATTCAACACCTAGTTTTTTGTTTAGTAGAGCCGTTAATACTACAGAACAGGGTCATCCAGTTCCTCTGTGTTACGGTTTCTGTCGAACTGGTTCTGTAGTCTTAAGTACTGGGGTAACTATAGAGCAATTATCTACATACGATTCTCCCCCAGATCCCGGTGGTCCCGGTGGTGGTAGTGCTCCTCCTATCAGTCCTAACCCGATATATGAACAATATTAAGGATTCATTAAAATGAGTAAACATAATAGAATAAAAAACTATACAATTGAAGGTTCAGGTGGTGGAGGAAAAGGTGGCCGTTCTGGTCCACCTCGTCAGGCTCCAAATAGTCTTAGGAGCAACGCTACAGTTGCCGTTGTAGAAGCTATATCAGAAGGCCCCATCGTTGGTGTTCAGGGTGGTTTGAAAGGTGTTTATTTTGATAATACACCTGTACAGAGCCAGTCAGGAGACTACAACTTTTCTGCAATAACATTCGAAGAAAGATTAGGTGAACCGGGACAGAATTACATTCCGGGATTCCCAGACGTAGAAAGCGGTTTTGCAGTAAATCAAGAATTACCAAATCCTCCGGGAGGCGTAACCCGTTCTATAAGTTCTTCCGCTGACGCAGCTAGAGTTATTGTCACGATACCACAGCTTATTGAGGTTGACCAAGAGACCGGTGATACATCTGCTGCACAAATTCCTATTAAGATACAGACTCGTGTTGTAGGTGGAACTTTCCAAGATGTTTTTTCTAAAACTATAACAGGGGTAACACGTACGCCATACCAAGAAGGTTACAGGATAGAATCCCCACAACCCGGTGTTGCATGGGAACTTAGGGTTTTGCGTCTTGATGATATTTCTAATAGTGATTTTTTATCTAATGATATTATATTTTCATCTGTAGTAGAATTACAAGATATTAAGATGACTTATGATGACGCAGCGCATGTTGGTCTATTACTAGATTCAGAATCTACGGGCGGTCAAGTTCCACGTAGAAGTTACATAGTTAAAGGTATTAAAGTGTTAGTCCCTAGCAACTATACACCTACCGTTCTTGACGAACAAGGTAACGTTATTTCTAACGCATCTTATAGTGGGACATGGGACGGGCAGTTTAAAGCTGCTAGAGAGTGGTGTGACGATCCTGCTTGGATTTTATTTGACATTCTGACTAACGAAAGATACGGAATGGGAGAGTTTGTAAAAATATCTGACATTGACATTTACAGTTTTTATGATGCATCGCAATATAACACTGAAATTGTACCTGACGGTGATGGTGGATTTGAAAACAGATTTAGATTTAATGCCTCTTTGATGACTCAAGAAGAAAATTTTAAAATGATTCAGACTCTTGCTTCTACTTTTAGATCGCAGGTAATAAACTCTAACGGCATGATAAAAATAGTACAAGATAGACCAAAAGAAGTAGAAGCTATTTTAACTCATTCTAATGTCATAGACGGTAAGTTTGAATACTCTGGAACAGAAATGTCTTCTAGGGCCACTGCCGTTGAAGTTACCTTTAATGATAGTAAGGAGCAATTTTTACCAAGAACCATCATAGAAGAAACAACTTCAGCAAGAATTAACGCTTTTGGATATAACAAAAAAAGCGTAAACGCCGTGGGAGTTACGACAGAATCTCAAGCTAGAAGATTGGCAAGATGGATTCTACTGAGTGGTTTGGAAAACTCAGAAATTGCAACCTTTAAAGTTTCTTTCTCTAATGCATTCTTGGAAGTTGGTGACGTTATAGAGATTGCAGACAACTTTTTCGCTAATACCATAGTTGGTGGAGTTATTACAGCAGAATCCAGTGGTAACGTTCTTGTAGTAAACGTTGATCCTTCTGAAGACCTTTCTACTTCCAACGTGGTAAGGTATATTCTCCCAGACGGAACCGAGGTTACAAGAAACGTTATAAGTGTTACCGATAATCAATTGACACTTGAAAATGGTGTTGACTTAAGTACTTTGGTAAACACACCATACGTTATAACAGGTCTAGTTGTTCCTAGACCTTTCCAAATTATTTCTATCAAAGAAGATGGTGTTGGAGAATATGAGATTGTTGCTGCAAATTACAATGAAAACAAGTTCATTTCTGTAGAAACTGGAGTTGAGTTGGACAACGATTCTCCGTTCCAAACATTCGGTTCAAATGATATTGAAGCTCCGACCGGAGATAATTCTGTTCTTGAATCTTATACCGGTGCTAATGGTGAAACCAAATTACGTTTAACCATTGACTGGTCTGATGTTACAAACCCAAGTCTTGCCTATTACAGAATAAAATACAGAAGAAACGGTGATCAATATTTTTGGTCTAACAACCTTTCTCAGTCTAGATTTGTCATAAACGATGTTGATGAAGGTGTGTATGATTATTCTATATACGCATACAATGTCTTTGGTACACAATCTGCACCTCTGGATGGGTTTATAATAGCCTCTTTCATTGTAGGAGTGCCCGGAGACTCTAGTTTGTTGGCACCACAAAACTTTAGAGTAGACCATCCATCTGGTTCTACTATGGATGATGACAAATGGCAAGGCACTGTTTTAAACTTAACGTGGGACCCAGTCGCCGGAACAGAATCTGATCAGCTACGTGATTACATTGTAAATGTAATAGATATTACCACAGATGATACTATAGCTACTTTAACAGTAGAAGATAACTTTGTATCTTTTAACGATGGTGATATTGCACGTTTTTATTTTGAACAGAACAACGTACCTTTCGATGGTAAACCAAGAACCCCAAGATTTGCAGTTTTTGCTAGGGACAACTCTTTCCAATTGAGTACAAGTACAGGAATAACTGGATTTACAAATGATCCACCATCTGCATTGACAAATGTAACAGCAGTACCCATTTTTGAAGATTACAAAATAA